ACAAACTTTATTGCATATTGCAGCTGAGCAACCAGACTCAACAGATGGAAGCAATTTACCCGCCTCTATCTCGCGTATGCGATTTAAGCACGAAGCATAAGCTGGGCGATAACCAGAAGCGCCACAATATTCAAGGTAAAAAGCATTGTCCCCTTGAGCAGAAGCTTCAACAGGGTAAATTGCTGTATCGACGAATGGCACTATTTCTATACGATTATTCATTGAATACTCATTGTTTGTTTCGGTATGGTCATTTTATTAAGCGACAGTAGGGGTTTAAATAGATGCGGTTTGATAGCCATAATTAACTCCAACTACCCCAAACCAAACTCTTGCCTTCCGTCTCATATCTTGAGCTTGCTTTTGACACCAAGATTCTTATCTTGGCTTCAGTCAAAAACTTGCCGATTCGTTGAACAATGTCCTCAGTCGATAGCATTGAGTTGTTTTTAAATGCAGATAGTCCAAACTGAATTGCTTTGGAGCCTGCAAATTTTTCGTCTTTTCCTAATTTTTCCACCTCAAGCGCAATGTGATTTATCCCCTCATTAATGCGGCAGACAAAACTATTGTCTGTGATCTTGAATTTGCCATTTGCTTTCTGATTGACAATAAAATCAAAAACCACACATTTGTTAGGGTCGTCACCGACGCTAACAAGATGGATGGATCTAGTTGTAGAAAAGTCATGGCTCATGTATGAACCGCCAGTTTTAAGCCTGATCATGACCACGCACCCCACTTGGAGCCATAGCTTTCTTGGATACGTTTCGCTTCTGATGCTTTTGATACTGGCACAGTCGGCATTGCGTATTGGTCATCCATAACCCCAAAAAGGTATTCAAGGTAGTCATCTGCCAAAAATTGACTTAATGTCGCCTTCATTATTCTGTTTGCGTTAAATTCGATCATATGTGGTCTTCTCACCACAATTTCGTGTGCGCAAAGGTCTCTAAATTTTCCAAATAGCGTGTTTGCCAATTTGCGTTCTTCAGGCGTGTGTGAGGTGTAGCCTTTTGATTTTTTCTCATCAATCACTTTTGAAAGATGCTCTTTGGCTGAGCGCGCATCCTTAAAAAGATAAACCACTTCTTGAAACCGCCCGGATAACTTCCCGTAATATCCTCTAACCCAACCCGCGCCAGTTTGGGTGTTATACGCATGGATAAGCATATAATCTTTGCCGCCCGAACTTGAGTCACAGATCATGTATTCAACCATTTCGATTTTAAGGGTCATTTGATCGCTTCCTATCTTGTAGTTACATCGCCAGAAAGGGTTTCAATATCGCCCTTGATCACACGCGCTCGAACATCGCCAGTAACGGTCTCAATATCACCAGTAACGTCGCCACAAGTCACGTTGCCCGATACTGTGCTAATGTCGCCCACATTGCCTTCAATTCTGACATTTCCACTTGTAGTATCCACTGAATCACAATCGCCATTTATCACAACTTCAATTTTTGGCGAAAGGCCCTGAACGCAACCTCCATCAATGAAAATGCCATCGTCTTGAATGACCACGTTTGAGCCGTGATAACTTTTACCATTGATCTTTATTTCAGATGGCTTTCTGTTAAATAATTTAAGAAACCTTTGAATCATTTTTTGACTCCATATTGTAGCTTGAGAGTTACCGCGCTCATTTCATTGACGACAATTGCCGATCTGTAGAGTGAGCGCACCATTTCTGGTGGAATTTCATTAGGGTCTTTGCCGGGAGGGAGGATGGCTATTCGTACAGTGATGCCACATTTACGAACCATTAGAGCTGCTTCGATTGCATCTTGAATTGCTCGTCGCTCTCCATCCCACATAAAGGTCAAGCGTTGCAAACCAGCCTCTTTGAGCTTTAACAGTTCTGCGAATTGTGTTTCTTCATCGCCGTATGAAAGGTGTTTACCGAACGAACCAATGACACCGACATTGCAAAGTGCGTCATCTTCTGAAAAGGCTTGATGTATAGCCATGACGTCAAAAGCGCCTTCACCCATCGCAATATCTACGCATCCATACGCGTTATTACCGTTGTAAAGAAAGGCAGCTGTAGACGCATAACCTGAAGGAAAAAGATATTTCTTCTCAGCTAAGCCTGTAATGTCACGCCCTTGATACGAAACTAATTTTCCATTCAGATCTCGAACGGGAATGATGATGCGGTTATCAAAACTTTGGCGCTTCTTCTGACCGAATGAATCGATGTAAGAAAAAGAACCCTGCTGACAAAAACGCAGACCAAAAGCTTTAGCCGTCTCGATGCTAATGCCTCGATCAGCTAAATACTTCAAATTGTGAAGCTTTGAGTCTTTACCGAGAATGGGCAACTCAAACGAAGCTGGAAAGTGCAGATTTCCCAACTTTGGTCGCTGGACTTCTTGTTTATGCTTCGGTTGCCAACCCTGCTCCCTTGCAACGACCTTGATGTGTTCTGCAATTTCTTTATTGGTTAAATTGCCAAGCTCAGCTTTAATAAATGACCATTTAGAGAATTTAGCCTCACAGTCACCATGAAAGCAGTTGCCCAAACCTGTCGTGGCCCCAATGTAGACCTTCCAATTCGCGTTACCGCAAACAGGACATTCCTTCAAGTTCAGCTGCACACCATTTCGACCACGAGTAACTTTATACTCAACGCCTTCACGATTTAGCCAATACTCAATATCAATGTGGTCGAGTATTTCGCCAAAATCTTCTTTTGACGGTTGGCCACTCATAATTTCACCCTTAAAAAATCACATAAGTAAATGTTAATGAATAAAAATAGGGGTTACTTGAACCCCTATCTGGCAATGTCAGTTATGACTCAAAGATCAAACTTAGCGCCCCGCCACAACCGCAATGCCTAGCATGACCTGCACAAAGATGAGCCAGATTTCAGTGATCTTTTTTGACTTTCGCATTTAGTCCACCCTTAAAATTCTCTCGATGAACTTCATACGAGATAAGTCTTGCTTAATAACGATTGTGAAACCTGCTTCTTGGTTACGTGATGCAGCAAAATACAACCGCGCTTCACCGTTTTGACGCTCTTCTTCGGTTTTGTTAATCGAAATCATCAAATCCACGATACGCACTTTGTTAAAGTCGTCTGCTACGTGTTCTGCTTTGGCTACCGTTTGTTTACTACCATCACGATTCGATTGAGTCGCGGTTAGAACAGCGGCATTTTCTTCAAAGGCGATTGCACGAAGATCCACCCAGACTTGCTTTGAGTTTTCGATTGGGTCTGATGTGCGGTAATTCGGCGCCATAATGTCTGCATAATCGACTACGATTAAATCGAAAGTTATTGGCGGTCGAATTGTTCCATCCGGGTTACGAGCTGCACGCTTGTAAGACTGAATGAGATTTCGCAACTGATTGCCAGTCAATGTTCCTGATGCGTATTCATGAATACGCAATTGACCAGATTCTTTAGCGAGCTTCTGAATTTGTTGCGCAACATCATTGGCTTTCACGCCAAGCTCTTTCATCATGGTGTCTGTAAGCGACGCATCAAAACGATCCGCAATGATATTTGCGCCCACTTCTAAGGTTGCGTACAAAACGTTAAAACCTAACCATGAGGCAATTCGAGCAAAGTGAATTAAAGCTGTAGTTTTACCTGACTTTGGCCCACCCAAGAACGCATATAACTCTTTGCGCCCCCATCCTCGATGATATAAAAGCCCATCTAAACGAGGGTCGCCCGTCGATATACCCTGTGGAGGAAGAACGCCACTCACCTTCTCTATGCGCTCAACGGTACGTTGCTGGATGCGATCATGAGCAAAGAAGTCATAACCCGCGCCATCTTCATTAATACCGACAGCAAGCGCTTCTTCAATGACAGGGTGAATCGCTTCGACTTTACCTTTGTTAAGTAGATCGACCGCCTTCAAAATTGCAGTTTTCATCGCGAATGTGCGAGCAAAATCCACCAATTTTTCTTCGACAAATTGACGGTTAGATAAGTCTGCTAACTGAACGTCTTTAGCTGCTTGAATAACAAGTGGCGTCAACTCTCTACGAATGGCCCGCTTCGTTATTCTTTCTTTCAGCTGAGCGATTAAAGAAGCGTTATCTGGAGCGCAGTTGTATTTTTGAAAGTGGTCTAATGCGACCGCAACCAACTGTCCTAGCCCTTCGTTTACGAAAAACTCAGGTTTTAACATCATGGCTGATCGACGCAAAAATTCACTATCACGCAAAGAAAGCGCTGCTATCTTCAACTGAAAAGCATCGTCAAACTCAAATTGATCTGTTACTGGCTGTTGTGCTGTGGCGGGCTGAGCCGCCGCAGTACTTTGAACTGACATAGTTACACCTTAGCTTGGTCTTGGTGCAGTTGTCACCGCAGTAATCGGTGAGAACATTACCAAATTGTGTTTAAAAATCACTCGCACAGTGTAGGTTTTGCCGTCTTCATTCGGACACTCAAGCGAAATCGTTTCTTCATCTGAGGTTCGAATGGTTCCCGTGTACGTCATGCCATTGGTCAACGTCACTTCGATTGGACTTTGAGTCTCTTGTAAGTTGAACAAATATTTACGATGACCAGATAAGAAAGTTTTTTTGCTCTCTGTCTGATCATTACTAAAGATTCCCTTTCTCCACTCTTTTTGATCACGGAAACCATGACGCAATGTACCTTTTGGATGGTTGTAAGGGTGACGAAACTCTAAAGTGTCAGTAACCACAGGCGGCATAGCGGAGTTACCTACCGCAAATCGCTCTTTTATGTATGGGTTTGGCACTTTCTGATCAATCGCTTGCCCGAATTCCTCATCAGGTTCGTTTTGCATCATCATACGACCATATTGTGCTTGAGAAATCATCTCATCCTGAGTATTCCAACCTTGAATCATATATAGTTCCTTCTATATTAAATACCCAATTAGTATAGTCAGTACTGACTGACTATTAAAAGAAATATTTAAATGAATTTAGCTTCATTGATCGCCTCCTGAACAATGTCAAGATCAAACTCAGCAATGACCCTCTCGATTCTCAAGCACTCTTTCTCATAAAGACAATAAGACAAAGCATATTGAGGTAAACGTTTACGCTTAATTTGCTTAATCAAATAGTCCTCATAATCACGTTGAACTACACTGTTTGAGTAGTTTGCGACGTTGAAGTAGGGGCTACAAGCGTATTGAGTTACCGCCTCACATGTTTCCAACCAGTCTGCATACACTTTTTCGAACAGCTCTTCATTTTTAAGCATTGATGGGCGTGGTGGCATAATTCGACCGTTATAGATCATCTTATGCAAATGCTTCATTGCACTTGTAAAAAAGAACTCATATCTCATGCCGCAAGCATCTACCATTTGTCTTAAACGCCAAATTGTATTTCGCTCTTGAGTTGAGTCGAGAAAATCAACGTACTTACGCATTGGCTTTACAAAGTCTGCCTGCTCGCAGTTGATGTTTTGACGCCAAAAGTTTTTGTAAGCTTCGCTGTACAAGTGGAAAAAATAATAAGTGGCCATAAGTGGGTGCATGATTCTGTAATCAAACCACTTCTTATTCATCAGCTCTGTTTCAACTTTGAGATCCGCACGTTTAATGTTGCTTATAGTGAGGATTTCATAATGCTCAAATCGGAGATTGCCGTACAAGAACGGCGGCAGGAAGTTTAGAAACTTCGACTTGGGTGAACTTGGGTGCATCCGTGTGAATCACTATTAATAAATATTAACTAAGAGAGATTATATAATTAATATAGTGATCGCGGTATTCATTCCCAAGTGCCCAAGTCGCGGAATACAAATGTTGCCAGCGGTATTAAAATGGCAACTCTGGGTCGTCGTCATTGTTCGGTAGCAATTTGCTTGGATCTCCGCCGCCTTCGTTATCGTCCTCAAGTTCTTCTTGCTCAGGCTGTTCACCTTCAGGCAGCGCTTTCAATTTATGACTAAAAGAATAGCCGATAGTTGCTCTCTTTTCCCCTCTTACAACTTCAAAGTCCATTTCAATATTAGTTTTACTTGTGACTTCTTTGACGGACTTTTTAATTACTTGAGCTGTGAAAAACTTTAACTCTTTTGGGTCGGAATATTCATTGTCTGGCACGCCTAAGAAGTTTTTCATATAGCTAACTGTCAAGTCTGGCGTTTTGCCGCTTTTGCGCCACATCATCATTAGTTCATACATCCTAATCGAATGCATGGATGACAACCGACCAATATGTCGTAGGTTGTAATAAGTAAAACTTTTGCGAACATTCGCCAGCAAAGGAAGTACTGTTGTAGAAAATAGAATTTCAACACATTTTAACTCGTCGTTATAACGAGCGTCTTGTACCCAGTTAATACCACCTACCCAACGGCCGGGGTCTGATTCTGTTTTAAGTCTTTTGTATTTCAACTTGGCATTAAGTAAATCATCGGGCGCATCTTTAATTGCTTTATACGAACCCGACATGTCCGAACTTGAGCCATATAAATTGTGATAATCATGCGCTGTAATGCGAATGTAAGTATTCTCGCCAGACTTTAGCATGTTTTCTAAGAACTTGTCCGTACCGGCTAATAATATAAGTCTATAAGCGATGACTGATACATTAAAAAAATGAGCCTGTGTTAAGTTATTGTGTTTCTTAACTTTTGGATTGCTTTTAACAATAGAGGACATATATTCCCTAACTTCCAATGATCACCAAGTACTGATGAAAAACTTAACTACCGAAATATTTTGTTTTGGCGTCATTAAGCCTACATTTGATAGTAATAAGTGTCAAAACCAATTTTTTAAGACTCAATCAGCTAAATATTAACCAACTTACCCACAAAAACTGTGGATAACCATGTTGATAACCACTGTATTTGGTGGAAAAAATGACTACCAAACTTTGGAATTTTTAACTACCGAAATTGGAATTTTTAACTACCGAAAATTTAAAAAACGGAATTTTTAACTACCGAAAACGGAAATAGTAACTACCGAAAACAAGCTGAAACCTTTGCTACAAAAAGCTTTGAGGCATGTTCTATAAGTTATTATAAAATACCTACGGTATAGTATATAAACACTAGACGGTGTTTGATCATATGCAGGCATGTGATCTTATGAATAAATTTAAAATTTGAATTTAAATTTATTATTATAAAAAATTCCGCTTTGCTACATGTTATAGCAGGTTTAAAAATTTTAAATTTAAATTTGTTTAAACGTGTATCCATTTTAAAGTTTAAAACGCTCTAAAATCGTTTTTAAGCCCTGTTTATGAAAAATCGGTAAAGTTTATCAATCATCTTAAACAAAGCTTAAATTTGAGAAATTAGAGCGTTTTAGCAGGGTATTTTAAGCAAGCTTTACACTCACTTAATTTTTTCACTGTGGATAACTGTTTCAGCTTGTTGTTTTGCTTTCTTGGTTGCATCGTTAGAACCAAGCAAGTAACTCCATGCACTCACAATTACAAGAAGAACAACAACAAGAAAAACTTTGAGGGGTTTTGTTCCTTGAAGTAAGTGCATAGATTAAGCCTCTGAAACACTCGTAACAGAAACGATTTTTAGGACTGGTAAATCGTATCGGTGAGCAGCTGGTTTACTTGTTTTGCCATACCACATAAAGGCTTCAAAAGCCGAAACGTCATATACTGCAAAACAAACTTTATTTGACTGATTACCACCTAAGCAAATTAATTTACCAGTAGGTGTTTTACCAACAACGAAAGTTACATGGCCACCGCCCTCTCTTGATTTTACCGCAACACACCCATAACAAGGCTTGTCTAATTTGACTCCGCCTTCTTTGATGTATTCAAGTGCGGCATACCAGTTGAAAGGATAAAAGCCTGGTGGGGCCTTTGTTCCTGATTTATAAGTTTTGGAACGCGAGTTTACACTTCCTCTTTGAAATCCCGCCGTTTGGAGACAGTGCGCAACGAATGTTCCGCACCATGCAGTTTCATCGTCAAGCCAAGAGGACTTTAAGTCCTTCAGCCATTTGATGATTGTCTGGTTGTGTTTGGGGCCGGCGATTTCAGCCAACCCTATGTGACGGCGAGCCTCTGCGATCCACGGTAATTCTGGATTTGCACTCATTATTCAACTCCTTTGATTTTTCGCACAAACTTGGCTTCTAACAAACGAATGAACTCTGAACCCAAATGCCCAGCTAGACCTGTACAGATTGCTGTCATAAATCCGGCAACTTGGAATTGAGCGCACAACAACCAACACAAAAGACCGGCAAATCCACTCATTGATAAATGAATTGTTGCGCCGATAAATGTTGGTTTTTCACCCGCTTGAACTTTGCCCAAGTAGTTGACAATGCCTCCCCACATTGCCGTGATTGCAGCTAACAGGACGTGCCACCACTGGACTTGATCGGTGCCTGTGCTGAATGGGTCTGTCATAATCTTCACTCCTTGAAGTTGAGTGAATTATAAGCGGATTATTGATTATTTGTAAGTCAGTAGTGACTGAATATATTGCTATTTAAATTGATTTGTATTAATCATGAACTTATATTTTATTAAATTGAGTCAGTAAGTAGTGACTTATGAATTTATTCTGGTTAAAATCAAATCTCCGTAAAACTCATTCATGGATGAATATTGAGTATGAAAACTATCACTCGCGAGGAAGCGAATTTAACAACTTGGTTGCTTGGTCAAGTAAGTTTGGTTGAGAGTCAAACAGGACGAAAGGTTGAAAAGTTGGAATTAACATATGACGGCGTTACCGGCGAGAATGGCATCAATTTAATTCTCGAAGAGCAACCAACGGCTTCAGTCTAATTGCCCTAGAACGAAGCCAATAAAAAGCCCACATTGCGTGGGCTTTTTTATTATGAGTCACCGCCGTTTTGCTTGAGGTGATCTTCGAACTCTTGATCGTGTATTTTGTCGTAATTTACAGGATCGTACACACAACCAGTTAGAACGACCAACACAGCAAGAGCGGCAATCAATTTTTTCATTAAAACAGCTTTCCTTTTAACGCAAAAGATTTGCATTAATTATACCGAGAAGTTGTCATTTCTGGAAAAATAATTAAAGGCAAATAATTGTTATACCTAAATTATTTGCCGAAATGATCAAATCAGCGTGACAGCTTCTACTTCCTCTTTAGTGGTAGCTTCGGCGATCTTTAAGCGAGCCTTTCTGCCGAGTTCATGAAGTTTATTTACATGTTGAGCTAATGCCACTTGTAGGTTTTTTAACTGTTCAGAGTTTAGCAAAATGGTTGAGTTGTCTTTGGTTGTCCACTCCACTTCCAGTCCAAGCGCCGCAGCTGTAGCTATGCGACTTTGAGACGCGATGTCTGAGTCGAAAGTATGGCCATTAAACTCAAAACCACCAAATTCGAGTTGATTGCGCTGAAGCTTAATCTTGTTCCATTTTTCTTCTTTGACTTGATCGAGTGATCTTGGATCAGACCACTTCTTAGCTGTGTAATCAAATTCATGCACTTCACTAGGTTTTTCACCTATGCTTTCCCAACTTTCGGTTTCGAAGTTCCACCAGTCACTAGGACTGGTGGGTTGCTTCTCGGTATATTTCTTTCCTTGAGTGTTGAGTTCGAGTATTTCATTTGACCCCGTAAATGAGGCAATGCATTTACCCTCATCGGAAATGACATATCGAGTTCTCATTATTTTTTAACCTCCGTGATTAAAATAAGAGCGTTTGTAAACTCAATCTCGTTGTATCGACGCGCCATGTCCATTGCGTTATCCCGTCCCCAGTTGGTCGTTCTTCTGAGCGTTGCCTTGTAGACGTGTGTGCCAGCCGCAGGTCTGTCTAATGTCGTAAACATCGAACCAGCCATTGTGTTCATGGTGTATACGACAATATTGTAAAGAACATCATAAGAACCACCTTCTGTCCAAGATCTATCCTTGAATACTTCAGTGCTTTGAATCCACGGCAAGTTGAAGGTTTTAATCAAGGTGTCATCACGGTAAATATCTAGGTAGATTTGTGGGCTGGAATATTTATTCCAAGCGTACAAAAATGGCGAAACATCAATTTTCACAAAGTTTGTACCCGAAGTGACTACCGTAACCTGACAGGCATCAAAGGTTGAACTACTAGGCGTTAAGATCTTGCTGGCTTGTGTATTTTCAGCAACAGTTGCCACCGTAATTGCATTGTCTTTGATTTTGATCGTATCGACCGTTAAATCGGCAATTTTGGCGTTTGTGATAGCCGCATCTTTGATTTTTGCGGTATCAATTGCCGCATCAGCAATTTTTGCAGTAGTAATTGCTGCATCTTGGATGTGCGCGCTCTTGATAGATGCCGTAGCAATGTATGCGGTATCAATCCAAGTACCCGGCGGGTAAGTCACACCATTAACGGTTGTGTTGGTTGTTGTGACCAGGAATGGCTTTTTGCCACCACTTGGAGGGCCAATGTAGAAGTTGTCTGCATTGACGCCAAAAGTGGAAGTCACTTTACCATTAACTAGGTCAGAGATTAAGCCATAGCCTGACATTACACCGTTATTGTCAATCGTAATCGTCTTGATGTTTCTAATGCCATCAATTGATTTTGACTGCTCAGAGATAGCACTTGTGTTTCCACCGACAGCAGTTTGTAAACTAACAATATTGCTGGCTTGAGTTGAAACTTTGCCATCAATGGTTGAAACTTTGGCGTCTAACGTATTTACCGCCGATGCTTCAGCTTTATTGGCAAGCCCGTCGCTAAGGGTTTTGATGTCCTGAGTCCATGAGCCCCAAGTTGATGTACTGGTGCTACGGCGTTCAGCAGTAAGTTTCGAATCTGTACCTCGTGCAATCTGGATGATCGGACCACCAGATGCGTCAGTCCAATAAACGTATGTTTCAAGGGAGACATATGTACCCATGCCAGTCAAACCTAGCACAGAGGCTTGCTTGAACTCGCGAACGATACGCAATGGATAGTTTGACCAATACCACGATGGAGGCTGATTAGTAGATCGAGTATCGGATACTGCAACATCCTTTAATAAGCCATTCACAGATGCATTCAGCGAAGTAATACTTGAGCCTTGAGAGGTAATTGCACCTTCGGTTGTAGTTACGCGGTTGGCGAGGTTTGTTAGAGCCGAACTATCTGCTTTTGTTGCTAACGTGCCGTTAATATTGGTGATGCTATTGTTTAGCGAGGTAATACTACTGCTATGTGAAGCAATATCCTTACCTTGTTGAGTCACTGTGTTCGACAATGACGAAATGGCAGAAGCATTTGCATCCAGTTGAGTGGTTAAAGTTCGGGAGTCACCTAAACCTACAGGTACACCATTCACAAAACTAAGCGGGTATTCAATCCACTGATTAGGAACAGTCGAATCAAACATACCGAGAATACCATTGCCTGCATCTAGGTCTTTGCGTCCTACAAAAATAGGAAGAGCATTCCAGTTCCAAGATCTGAAATATGTGTCGCCAGCACCAGAAGCAAGTAAAAGCGCACGTAAATCAGTATTTGGGTTTGAATTTCCAACTGAGCCAATGTTATCTGTACCCACGATTGCAAAGTAAGTTCCCGATGCAAGCGCCTTGATAGCGGCATAGATGGCGTTACATGCAGATACGATGTCGCCATAGGTGTCATATTGCGTACAGCTTTCAACATCCCCATTTTTAAACACAATGAGATTTAAACCGCGCCCAAATCCATATAATCGCGTATTGTTTCCAGTGTAGACGCCAGCCGCCTTTGGCATGCCAACGGCAGAGCCGTTACGGAAAGTCACCAGCGAATATGACTTCGTGTTACCGATTTGATTAGTGAGCGAGGTAATGCTGCTGCTATTTGATGTAATAGTATTGCCTTGCTGACTTACTGTATTAGTAAGATTTGCGATAGCAGCGGCATTTGCATTGCTATCAGGGATATAATCATATGGGCTTGGAATCCAAGCATCAGTCGTGAGTACATCGCCTTTTACAAGCACCGCCCAATAAACCGTACCAACGCTACCCTTGTCGGCTGTCGGACGGTTGAGCATGTAGAAGTGGATAATTGGGCCAGAGGCAACTGCGCTGTTTTTAACAAAGGTAACTTTGCTGACAACCTTACCATTCGTATTTACTACGGCTTGCAGATGTTGTGAGCCACCACCTGCGTATACAGCAAGTGATGAGTTTGTATCGCCAGTCCCTCGTTTATGTTCAGCACACCAAATTAAAGTATATGTAGCCCCAACTTCCCAATCTTCACCGAGTTTGTATGTATGGTGTGGGTATGAGACACCATCATAAGTGCCAACTACATTGGATTTGATGAGAAGGTTTGTGCCCGCCTTTCCACTAACCGCTAGGGAATTAGTCAATGAGGTAATTGAATTACCTTGGCTTGTGATATTCCCCTCCGCAGTGGTTACTCGATTAGAGAGCGAATTTAAGGCTGTCGCATCTGCCTTCTGGGCGAGGGTGGCATTGATGTTTGTAACGCTATTGTTGAGCGTAACGATATTATTTGATGCCGAAGTTAAACGACCGTCGATGTTTGTAACTTTTGAAGTTAAATCAGTTACGGCGGACGAGGTTGCTTGCAAGTCGGTTGCTAACTTCTTATTACCTGTAATGTTACGTACTTGAATGTTCGTAACATGCCATTGCTGCCCCGCTGCTTCTGACGCAGCAATACTTACTTGAAGCCAAGGTCGAATATCAACCATGCCATTTGGCACAGTGAAATAACCTTCCACCATACCCCAAGCATTTTTGTCCGTAGACTTAATGGCAACGCTATACCAAGTGTAAGTGCCTGCGCTGTTCCGAGTATTGAAACCAAGCACGGCAGAAGCGGTTGCTGATGTATTTGGCGTCGCAAACCAAGCCGAAACATAGAACATGTCGCCAACATTACATTTGACGAAAGGACCGTAATAACTATCACGGTTATTCAGTCTTAATGCTTTTGCAGAAGGCGGGTTAGGCGCTGCGTCAGTCGCATCAACAATTACGCCAGATGTCCAATCGCTTTTCGGGTCTACGAAATCAGGATTAAGAACAAGATTCGATAAATCATTGTTAGTAATCTTGTTGGTTAAGGTGGTAATAGAATTACTGTGAGAAGTAATTGTATCGCCCTGTTGAGACACAGTATTTGTCAGATTACTAATTGCAGAAGCAGTGGCATTAAGCGTTGTTGAAATGTCTAATAAAGACGGCTCAATGATTGCAGAAATGCCATTAGATGCGAGGTCTGCCTCAGCCATGAAACTAGCTGACCAACCATCGGCCCAACTATCTGGTGGAGTTGTGTAGCCAATTTCAGCGTCGATATTGAATTTTGGATATTGCCAGTAAGCGCCTGGTGCCTGAGAAGTTAAAATAACGACTACTGTGCCATTTCGGACACCCATGCGAACTCGAATTGGCATGGTGCCCGAATTTACCACTCCATGTTGAAGCAGAGAGGTGCCCGAATATGCATAGCCCCCAATGTTCAGATTAATTTCATTCTTAGCGGCCAAGTAGTTATAGCCAGTAAGTGAAAGTCGGAACATTTTATTTGTGAAGGTAATTGGCGTTTGGATTACGATATTGCCAGTTAGATTTGCGCCGTTTTGCTGCCATACAAGAACGCCTCTAAATAACTTAGCTGCGCCAGTACCGCCCTGAATCTTAGGCAATGCAGCGTTCGCTGTATTGGTTGTAACCGTTAAGCTGTTACTTAAATTAGTAATCGCATTACTTTGATTGGTTAAACCATTTTCAGCAGCCGTCATTCTCGTTGAAAGACCGCTTAGAGCCGAGTTTGCCGCTGAGATATTCCCTTCTGCTGCACTCATACGAGAGTTAAGCGAAGTGATTGAATTTGTTGCTGTCGTTAAGCGTCCATCAACTTCTGATACTTTGGTATCAAGAGCGCTAATCGCTGATGCATTTGCATCATTGCCAACAATTGCCTCTGCATCTTCCAGAATTAGGTAATCAAGCTCAACAATGCCCGTTTGCGCCGAATAGTTTGCAATAAACATCGGCGTGATGAAGCCTGCTTGTTGTGAAACAGTACGTGGGCTTGTTTTTGAGCCTGAACCCGATGCTGCTCCTGCTGATCGACCTTTGATATACGCAACGATTTCTTGCCATTCATCGATCGCAGGTGCGTGCGCATTAACAACATAGTTAGAAGACCCCATATCGCCCGATAATGCGTTGGCTGTTGTTACGTATAGTGCCTTGTCTGGGGTTTTCTGAGAGACACCGAGGTAAATTGTGCCTGTTCCGGCACGACGGCGATACCGCGCACGAAGTCGATATGTCTTAGTTGCATCAAAAGGAATGAAGTTATTCGGATGCATCCAAACAATATCATTGCCAGCATTATTTCCAAGTTGAATAACACGACCCGCTTGGCCATCCGCTTGTGCAACAATTGAGTATTCGCCTGACGTATTAAAGAATGTCCAATCGCCCTGTGCATTACCCGCATTCATTGAAATGCTTGAAGTAGCGTTGCTTAAAGTTGAACTTAAAGCTGTAATGGCATTGGTATTTGACGTTACTTTGCCATCGACATTCGTAACTTTCGTGTCGAGGTTTTGAAGCGCAGAAGCATCAGCCTTTTTGTTTAAATTGCCTTCTGTGGTCGTCATGCGACTTTCGAGGCTAGTGACGCGTCCCGCAGTCGCGGCGTTTTGGCTAGTGGCTGTGTTGAATAAATCAGTCGCCTTGGCTTGCGTTGAAAGAATCATTCCGGTTGGGTCGCTACCTGCAATCCAAGCCGAAGGGGTTGTGTTGTTGCCAACTTGCCGTTCAAGCATCATTCTTTCGATATTGATAACTTGTCCCGCAGGTTTGCCTGTAGGGTTTCCGATTAACAGCATACATGCAGCGGCACCACCAGCGGGCACCGTGAACACCCCGCTATAGCGGGTTAATGTTGCGGTAATATTAAAGCGCAGGCGTGTACTATCTACATTGTAGAGTTGCCACTCAATAGCATGCGGTGGTGTCCCGCCAACAGTTTTGGCAACAAAACTAAAAATGTATGTACCTTCTGTTAGCCACTGTCGCGGAACTTGGCCGCCACCAATGTTGAAGTAAGTGCCGCTAGTGGTGTTGGCAGGCATCGTGAATTGGAACGCACGCACATTCACCGTATCTGGTGATTGAATAACTTCAAATGGAAGACCTGAAATCCAATTTGGCTTTTCGATTGGGTTGGAAATTTCAGGGCCGAGCAAGTTCACGCCTTGATTTGGAATTCCCTCAAAGCTGCTTTGCAACGCTGTTAATGCAGAAGAGTTAGATGTAACTTTGCCGTCGATTAGTGTTACTTTTGAATCAAGCGACTGTAATGCGCTCGCATCCGCTTTACTCGAAAGTGCGCCGTTGATGCTTGAAATGCTGTTATTTAGTTGAGTAATAGAATTACTATGGGAAGTAATGGTATTACCCTGCTGGCTGACAGTGTTTGACAGGGTGTTAATCGCATTCGCATTGGCTGCAATAGCATCGCTATAAGCTTTTGGAATGGTGTCGTTTACAGCCGTTACATCAAATACTTCGTATGAAGCAAGAATCACAAAGACTGGATTATCAACCGTTGGTACTGGCGGGTTAGTACCGGCAATTACGCGGAAATGACCTTGAATAGTAGAGCCACTTAAATCAGCCCCACCTTGTACGACAGAGTAGTACGTTTCAAATTTGCCAGTTCCTAGATCATTACCCAAGATTCGGATGTATCCACCCGTACCCGTAGCATTACCGATGGCTTGTAATTTTGTGCCTACTGGCATCTTAATAATTTGTTTAATTAAGAATGTCTTATTAGCAGTAAGCACGAGCGTTGGAGCAGTTGGATACCAACCACCACCCAACGCTTGAGTTGCCTTAATAAGCATTTCATGGGTTGAGCCAGTTGGGTTGTCTGTTGACTTGGCTTGCTTAATCCATGAGGTTCCCGCAGGGAAATTGTATGCAGACAAACCGCCCGAAGAGGTAGTTTTAAAAGTTGGATCCTCGCGTAGAGGCTTACCAAGCGATAACAGTCGCGCCAGAACATTTACGTCGTTCAAGTTGCTGTTTGTTAGATCAAGGCTATTGCTAAGCGAAGTAATCTGCCCGCTTTGACTTGAAATCTTGCCCTCGGCTGTTTCCACTCGGCTAGTTAAGTTATTGACCGCGCTTGAATCGGCTTTGTTTGCCAGTGTTCCATTGATTGAGGTGACGCTATTTTGTAGCGATGCAATTGAATCACTTTGATTGGTGATCTTGCCCTCAGCGGTTGCCATGCGTGTCGAAAGTCCACCAACCGCAGTATTTGTGCTGTTGATATTTCCTTCGGCTGTAGACATGCGCGAATTTAGTGACGTAATCGAATCTGTAGCAGTGGTTAGCCGACCATCGATATTGTCAACTTTTGTTTGGGTCGTTTGAATTGCAGAAGCATTGGCGTCAATTGCAGCCTTTGTATCACGAGGGCTTGGACTCCAAGCGGTAGCCTTTGTGCCCGCTTCAATTTGTAATTTACGAATCGTCGGGATACGGCCAGTTCCATACGTTCCATAGAACTCAATTGTCGAAACAGTTGTACTTGCCGTATGCGCTTTTGGACTAACTGTTACTGAATATTTGGCAAATTGATTTACGATAATTGCATTAACGGAAGTAACGAATTGGTGAGCAGAACCATTTGACGAATAAACTTGAACCGGTCCAGCCACAGGAACGCTCATTTCAAACGAAATCGTGATTGGCTTCTCAAGGTTTTCGTCATAGAACGCTTTTAATTCGGCGCTACGTTCATACAGTAAATATTCGCGATTCGTTGCGGCAGTTGAAGTGCGAGGAGCTTCGGAGTTCGCAACAACGTTTACACCACCAATCGTCAATTGACTGTTGAACTTGTCGATTGCGCCAGAGGCGGCAGAATCAGCCTCAGTTTTTGTGTAGTAGTTGTTTAATGCAGACGCGTCAGCTTTAGTTGAAAGCCCCTTCTCAATGCTGGAAACACTGCCCTGAAGCGAGGTAACGGCATTGGCAGTACTTGTTACTCGACCATCAATTTCTGATACTTTTGAATCCAAAGAATTGAGAGCGCTTGAGTCAGCTTTGGTTGAAACGGCTTTGTTGGTAGATGCTAGATCGTTTTGAAGAGAGACAATTGACGACCCTTGTGATGAAATTTGCCCCTCAGCATTAGAAACGCGAGTTGTTAATGCATTTAAAGCCGTAGCATCCGCTTTGTTTGAAAGGGTTCCATTAATCGTATTAATGCTGTTGTTTAGTTGCGTGATCGAATTGCCCTGAGATGTAATTTTCCCCTCGTCGTTCGAAACGCGTGTAGTTAGGTTGTTGATTGCTACAGCGTTTGTATCTAAGGCATTCTTAATCGCATTTAGATCAGCAGGACCCGCCGTCCACGTAGAAGCAGGCTTTTCGGAACCGACAGACTCTTCTAGCATCAACATATCGATGAGGTATTCGCCGGCAGAAGGCCCCGAAGGGTTGCCTACAACATAGACGGTTGCGCCGATTGTGTTTGCAGGTGAGTTGACTGGTTTAAAGGAATAACGTTGACCGTTAGCGTTTGGAGCAACGTAAGAATCTGTTTGACCTTGTGGAAAAATGATTCCGGCATTTGTTGTGATGTTTCCAGTGCTAGGGTCACGAATAAACCACATGATGTTGAAACGGAATGATGGAACGGCCGTTGATAAAGCCTTCAACCAAGCGCTAAATGTATAAGCGCGCCCCGCCTCAACTTGCATCGCCATTTGTGATGGCGCTAGAGCGGCCTGAGCGGTGCCGAAATACACATAATGAGCCGCCGCCGTGAATGACACTTTGTAAGCCTTACCGTTTCGACGTAACGCAGAGTCCACTAAAGCTACGGTACGACCTGCTCCACCTAGAGCTGGAAGTTCTTGTGGGTCCGAGAAGGGCGCAACAATGTTATTAATGCCTTTTCCGCTGCTTAATTCTGATTTAAGAGCTGTAACGGAGTTTGCGGCAGCGTTAGCCTTGTCTACCGCTGTACTTGCGGTTTGTTGAGCTGTAGCAGCAGAATTAATCGCTTCGGCGGTTTTGCCCTCGTTTGTGGTCAAACGGGAATCAAGCGACGTGATTTTCTGAGCATTGGCATCTGTATTCGTGGCGTTCGTTGTGATCTGCTCTTGCAAGCTAGATAACGAGCCTTTAGTGCTTGATTTGAACGTCTCAATGTTGCTTAACAACGCAGCGTCTTCTGACTTGCGTTGAGTTGTTTCTGTCGTGAGACCGTCTTTCAGATTAGAAATTGCCACTGTGCGTGCATCTGCTTCATCGGCGATTTTTTGGTTCAACTGATTTGTTGAGGTTGTTAAATCGCTGGCAACTTTTGACGCTGCGGACGCTGCATTATTCGCGGTTGTTTGTGCGTTCGTTGCGGCTGTATTGGCTTTCGCTGCCGCTGTAGAAGCGCTGTTCGCCATCGTTTGCGCAGTAGTTGCAGCTGAAGTGGCCTTATCTGCTGTGTCTTTGGCTTGGTTTGATGCGGCAACGGCTTGATCTGCGGCGGTCTTAGCGGCATTTGCTTGGTTTTGAGCGGTCGCGGCAGTGCTTTGAGCCTCTTTGGCTACGTTTTGCGCTAAATTTGCCGTGTTCTTAGCGGTAGCCGCTGCATCTTTTGCGGCATTGGCTACGTTTTGCGCTGCCGACGCTGCGCCTTGAGCTGCTGACGCTGCATCTTTTGCGGCATTGGCAGTTTGCTCAGAGGTATCAATTTTTTCCTGTAAGGCAGTATCTAAAACGCTTTCGTCAATATGCCCAGAAATAACTTCAAGTACTTTATCCGGGTCAATATCTGGTGCAGCCGATACAACATCAGACCATTCGCCAGAGATTCCGAATTTGTCCACTAAGCGAGCGCGGAACCAACGCGTATCACTCAGGTTTAAACCTGTCACTTGGTGGGCTTTCATTGGGTCTGGATATGTGCCTAGTAGAGCAAAGTTAGCTTCTAATGAGTTGTCTAGGCTCATTTGAATCTCTACGTGATCAACGCCTTTGGTGCCCGGCGCGTATTCCCATGCAAGGTCAATGGCAAACATTGCAGGCGTAGCTTTAAATAAGCCTAGTTTTGGCAATACCGAAGCTTGGCCATTAACTTTTGTAGGAATAGAGTAGGTTGCTGGTGAACGGCTGCCAGTGGACGAAATAGCTACTACTTGAGCCACATATTCACCCTCGTAGACATTCTCAATCTCTACGCTTAATCCTTTTGTAATTGGAAGTGTGAACCAGTTACCTTCGGTTTTCTTATACTTAACTTCGTAAGAAACAGCGTTCGGCACTTGCTCCCAATTGATCGACATGTTTCGAACCGTAATACCCTGTTCGATACGTGCTTCTTCAATGATTTCAACATTCTTTGTCGCCTCAATGAGTGACGGCGAAATGATTGTCACATTCGGACTATCAAGCTGAATGTTGCTTTCGATGAAGTCGAATTTGCTTGGGTTGTGAGCGATTGTAGTGATCGTGTAAGTTCCCGGAGCATCCTCGCTGTCACCAATGGCAACTACACGCGCAAGTTGAGGCTCTAACTCTGGAGACTTAACAATCCAAACGGCGTTATCCGTTGGCAATGTAGAAAGCGCAGTATCCCAGTTGATAACCGAGTTGCCTGTTGCTAAGTCAGTGCCAATGGTCTTGATGTTACGTTCGACAAAATCACCACTCGCCAAGCGCAACATGATTGATGAGTTTTCGTTGAGAATAATTTCAGAATCGAGAGTTGCTGAAGTTGCAGTTGCGCCAATTAAACGACCGCCCATTCGTTTGCCTGAGCGATTAGGGTCTGCAATCTGTACAACGTCACCCGGAAGCACAAAGGAAGAATCAACACCAACTTTGAAGGAAATGGTGCGTGACTGGTTACGCTCTGTATAAAGCAACCATTTACCGATACGATGCGCCTGACCGCGTGATGTACAGCCGAATGATGTAATTTCAGCTTTACGCACGCCGTAACGTTGAATGAGTTCAGGGTCTTCAACATATTCAACGGCGCGTTGATAGTTGCGTTCAGGGTCGTTCCAAGTAATCAAAGCAACTGAATGCATGTCTTTTCGAGACGCGCCCGAATAAACAAACTCACCATTAACAACGTTTGAGGCGTTGTAAAGCATGGTCGGCTGAGTTGGCATGTCGCACATGTAGCCAAATTGAGAGCCAGACCAGTAGGCCATGCCGTTGAATACGGAAGTGATGTCGCTAATTAATTGATAAGCATCTGAAATGCTATTGATTACGGTATTTAATGTGAAACGTGGTTCCTTTCCGCCAAAACCATCATCGACCATTTCGTCACAATATTGACCAATCACATATAAGCGAGCAGGGTTTGCATATGCAGGGTCAACAAATTGACCTAAGCCATAACGCTCGTTGGTAATAACGTCGTAAAGAATCCATGCAGGGTTATCGCTTGGAGCGAGTTTGAAAGTGCCGTTCCAAGTACCTTCGTATTTACGCGTTTTGTAGTCATAGTTAGACGGAACGCGAATGAGTAAACCGTCAACTAAGTAAGAACGGGTTGGAATGCTTTGAAATTGTTCTGACGAAATACTCAATCCAAAAACGGCTGAGTTTGGATAAGACAAACGCGAACCGATAATTACCGAATAACTATCAAGGTAAATATCGTTTGAAGTTGATGATTCATTACTCTCAGGACTTACGCGCTCAATCTTGATCGTCCACATTGTTACGCGTGTGCCGTCTTCCGTTTGTTTTGGAAGCGCATACTCGTATTGACGCTGATAACGCGAGCGTGTCTTACCTGTGATTTTGCCTTTGCCGATCTCAACAAAATGACTGTTATTCAGCGAGATAGAGAATTTGTACTCGACTGATGAGCCAACAATGTCGCCACGACTGGTTGTACTGATCAAAGATGGTGTAGAGATAATTACACGCGCTCTATCTGCATTTGGGTCTGTAATTGAGAAAGTTGCAGGAGAATCGCGGGTAATAAGCTGCCCAACCGAAGTAGAAGACTCAACAGTGTCGAAACCTTCACCTAAAGATGGCTGGTCTTGGGTTCCTTTAAGCATGGCCCAAGTTACGTTTTGGAAGTTGTACTCCCCTGCCGCGTTCACCAAAGGCGTATCGTTAAGGAAGATTGACTTAGGGCTGTCATCTACCAAGCCACCAATTTGCCCCTCACCGAGCAAATCAATCAAAGACAGGAACGATTTCGATTCAAGATCGTCGTCTGATTCACTGCCCCCTTTGCCACCACCGCCACCGCCTGCGCCTGCGATGACTTTAGGGGCCTTATGTACATCTTTAATAGCTTGATTAATAGTTTGTAGGTTGGTTACTGCTTCCATGCAAAAACCCTTTTACTTGATTCGTTTGAGTGGTTGTAAAAGCTGACAATTCGTTGACAGTCATGCGTACGGAAATAGGCGAAGCACCCGTTTTGATTCGTCCGTAAATCAAAGGAACGGGGTCGCCTTGCTGCACCGTATTGGTGGCGCCTTGAAAGTAATGAGAGGTTCTGGTTGAGCCAGTTTTGACCTTCGGAGCTAGAAGCTCACTTACCCCGCTCATAACAAGCGCAAGTCCGGCTTGGAACGCCATTGGGCCAAGCCAGTAGGAAGCGACCATCAAAACCACACCGGCGATGATTTTTCCCCACTTACCTGAACCCGTAACGACAGGAGCGAAGTGAACGGATTGAATGTTGTTTGCCGAGAGCAAAGTGTCTTTCGTCAAAAATTCCTTTTTGCCGTTCTTGAAGATGCAAAACACTCGGTAGTTTTTGTACTTTTGAAGATTTGCTCGCATCCAATGAAACAAACGTCCTGTGTTTGCATCAATGAGAGCTAATGCTTCGCGTGGAGTTTTGATAGCTAGGTTCCATTCCTTGCCAAACTCCTTGCCCATTGGGCCATGAAGATGAACGCTAACTAGCATTTACGTGTCTCAATCGTCTGATGGTGTGCTTTTCCCAATAGCCGCCGTAGGTATCAATGGTTGATAAGCGACCTTGAACGTGATGAAGAAATTGATTGTTTCCAATGTAGACGCCGACATGGTTTGCGTGACCGCTGGCGTCCGTTTGAAACATCAAAACATCGCCCTTTTGAAGCTCTCCTTCGATTTCGAAAAGACCTTCATTGGCGAAGTGGGTGTCGAAAAAATTTGTCTCATCCTTGAGCCAAAAGTTTTCAAGTCGTGGATAGTTGTTGCTGATCTCAATGTTTAATTCGCGTTTAAGGTAATCAACAACGAGTGACCAGCAATCAAACGTGCCGTACACATATGGACGACCAACGTAAGGTTGTTGGTATCCAGTCGGCTCAAAGTAAATAAGATCGGAAAATTCAAAGCAGTCTGAGCGCTTATAAATGCCCATCAAGAACCACGGCAATTCACTTTCTTCGCACGCAGCTAAATCTGCTGGTGTTGGTCGTGCCGGCTCTTCAACATGGGTATGCCAAACGCCTAAAAGCTCACCTTCTTGCTCCGCTTCAGCCCAAGCGCCGGGATTCATTAAGAAGTTAGTGCGTTTGTTGTGTGCTTCATTTTGCTTTTCGATAACGAGAGTCTTCTTGCCCACCCCCACAATGAAGCCGCAAGCTTCGTATGGGTAACGAAGCTCAGCAATTTCACGGATTCGGGCAGCAACAGACTGACGAGCTTTAGGATTAATCGTCGCCACGTTGAACCCCCGGCATTCCACCAAACGTCAAAACAACATCACTACCTTGTCGGGCTTTGCAGGACGTAAACCGCTTTGGGCAACAGTCCTTATTGATGTCGTTTGTAGGCTGGTCAAACTCGTCGTAATAGCCACCTGAGTAGCCACATTCAGGGCCTCGATACCGCCATGCGCATGAGTTCTTTAGAACTTGTCGATAAGGCAGTTTGATGCCGTCGAAATCAAATGCTGAAGCCAGCTCCCATTCGATGACATCTTTGGTTTCGGTAGCTTTACGATCAACCAGCCACATTTCGTCTGGTAAATGTTGGTCGGGGTTCTCTTCTGGATTGCCGTTGCGGAAATTGACAGCATCAAGATAGCGAGCAAAAGTTCGTTTGCGAGTGATTCGAGCGCCCACCAGATCGTCCATTTGGATGACCATAGCCGAGAACAAACCGCCCACATTGGCAATTTTTAGCTTAGGGCGTGGCAAAGTGCCTTGAGCTGTCTTGTCAAAACCGCTGCTTTCGATTGGCATAGGCTTGTAATTCAAGCCTTGCCAAACGATGTCTTGATAGCCCTGCGCGATTCCTGAGTGGAAACGCATAATTGAGCCGTTTTCAAACATTGTGGTGTCGATTACAAACAACTCCACCAAAGCTGACGGAGAAAGCGATTGAATCTCCGTCTGAATGTTTACAACTGGAATGTTCACGAGTGTCCTTACTCAAATACCTGTTCGAATACCCCCGTTATCTGAAGTACTCCGAACCCGACTTGTTTACTTTTCCAAGACCGGCAGACGTATCGTCCTAATTCGCCTTCTGGATCAACCCACTCAAACGCCTTAACTGCTCCATGCTGTTTAAGGAAAGCCCGAATTTTTCGGTACTCGTCTAAGTTCTTCGTGAACGTGACAGTCCATTTATTCGGTTGGGAGTTAATTCCTGTTGCCAGTCTTGCTTCATATCCATCGCCAAATTTCGTGACTGTAACGAGCGGGGTTTCATCCCGCTCACAGCCTAAATCTGGACTCCATTCAAATTTTAGCATAGTAAGTCAGTCCTGACTGATTTTTTGATTGATTTTTACTGGTTTGTTGAACGCAACATACCGCCTGGTCGTTTTTGCTTCACGATCTCTTCCTGAACTAATGACTTGACTCTGTTAGACAAGTCTTTCCAGTTGGATTCGTTGTCTCCGCCTTTTGAGCTTTCTGTTGTTGTATCTCCATTGTTGTTGACTTCAATGTTGATGCTTACAACCGTGCCCCCACCAACTGGCGCGCCTCCGTTTAGAGCAACCCCTAAACGTCCTGAAGAATCACGTTGCAATGGCATGACCGCTTCTGGCCCAGCTTCTCCCATTACGCCGTTTGCAAATCCGCCACCTTTGGCAAACTTGAAGTAGGTTGGTGAATCGTAAATCCCATTGGTAAATGCCCCGCCGTTAGCAAAAGCATGTGTACCAGCGCCAAAAGCGCCACCGTTAGCAAAGAAAGAGGAAGCGATAGATGCAGCCGCACCAATCCAGCCACCAGCACCTCCCATACCTCCGCCAGCTCCACCGCCACCGCTAAACAAACCACTAATGGCACTTGCTAGGCTGCTAAAAATTCCACCACCGCCAGCGCCTCCACCGAACAAGCTGCTAAATGCACTGCCGATAGAACTCATTAAGCCACTGCCGTTGCTGAATAAATTAGAGAAGCCCGACTTGATTGTTGAGAAGATGCCGCCACCCGCTCCCTGTCCGAAGATGTCCATGAAGCCAGATTTGATCTGCGCAAACAGACCACCAAGCACTCCACCTTCTGCGCCTTCTAGCGAACCCCCAACGCTTTTATCCATCAATCCGCCGTTGAGGAAGCTAGGTAAGTTAGGGTCCATACCGGCACCACCTTCAAACCCGCCGGCTAGATGGTCAAGGAAGCCACCAGAACCATTGACATAATCAATAGCCCCAACATTTTCAGGCCCTAGTACTGCGCTTGCGAAGGTTGTTAGGTCTTCACCACCAACTGATGATGCAACACCACCAATGACACTAGAAATGCTTTGGCCACGGAGTGCTGCTGTGAGGTTTTGAATTGCTGCGGTGTTGGCATTTACCGCGATTGTGTTAGAAGCCTCCGCCGAGTCTGCTGAAGAGTCACTTGACGCCACCCCAGTCAAACCACGGATTTTGTTTAGCCACTTTCCAACAAATCCACTTTCATCAACGGCCTCGCCTTTGAGTAAGGATTTGCCCATTGAGTAAAGGTCGGTATTAGCGCCATCACCAAGCGCGCGTTTAGACATGTCTTGCCACACGTAGCGGAAAGCGCCTTGTGAAATTTTAGATGCGCTCTCAGACAAGATGCCGCTTAGGGAGACGTCATCGCCTTTCAGGAACTTATTAAAAATGCCATCCGACATTTCAACGCCAAGATCTGAAATGGTTTGACGATATGTGGTTTCGTAATCCCGCCATTTGATCATTGCCTGATCATAGGTGGACATTAGCTCACGGCGGCGCTTTTCCTCTTGAATGCGGTAAAACTCTGAAAACTCTTCTTCAAAGTCTTTGCGTGTCTGCAATAACTTCGCATACAAGTCCTCTTGTTCTTGAGTGCGTTGCTGTACGGCGTCTAAAGAGGCGATCTGCTCGTCAAGTTGAGATTGAATCAACTTGTATGGCTTGATCAGGTCGTCATACTTTTTATTTACCGCTTGTTGGTTTCGCGCGTATTCATTGTCGACAAATACAGATGAATCTTCGGAGTTTGAGTTTTTCGCCTTTTTCGCGTAACCCAAATAATCTGAAGCTGTTTGCATTGCGATAGATGCATTTTTATTTGAAACGTAATTAGGGTCGCCGTATGCGAACGGATTCTTCGCTTCAAATCGCGCAAATTCACGACGTAATGCAGCCAAAGCATCACTTTGATTGTCTATGTCATTTGTTGCATCTTCGAGTGAGTCTTTGAAGTTCTCATTTGCATTTGCTGATTTAGAAACCGCAAATTGAACCGACTTATGCATGTCTTCAAGCTGACGAACTTGAGCCATGTTTTTGAGAATCTGCTCAACTGAAATACCTGTTTTTGGATCTACGGCGTTCCAGTCAATATCCTCTTGCTTCCATACGCGCCCTTTTTGGTAGCTGCGGTTAGCAAATGGGCGATTCTTAGGGTTTCTGCCATCGTCAAAGTTGCCTTGCATCCACTCTTTGATAAATGAAAGCTTGGCGAGTTTGTAGTAATCTGGCGCGCCTTTTTCCAAAACTGAATCATCAAGAACATTCAGCTCCGCAATTTTAGCTAACAGACCTTCATTAACCCCCATGACTTTGCTTTCAAAGTCACGAGTTGAACCACCAGAGCCTCGATCTTTTTTAGGCTTGGTAGCAAGCGTTGGAGAGCTAATATCGTGATTACCAGTTCCCGGCATGAAGCCAGCTGGGGTAGCTGAAGTGTGGTTGTCTTTGTCAGTAGTTGCAGATGTTTTCTTCTGTTCGTCCGAAGTTAAGCCATAGTTCTTTTTGACATGCCCCATCGCTTTGTCGTATTGAACCTTAACTTCATAAGGCATACGTGGGGCTTTGACGTCAGTATGGCCATAACGAGCCCCAGATTGGCTGTACTCGTAAGCGTTAGCCCAGTTCTTGACGCTATCGGTAACTTTAACTCCCTTAACCGTATCGCCAACTTTTGCACCTTTAAGCAAATTCGCGTAACGCTTGGTTACTTCGGTTGAGATGTTATTAACCTTTTCTTGCTTTTCGCCTTCCGTAACTACATGAAGACGCTCTTGCTGCTCCTTAATCTGACGGCGCGTTTCTTGAATTTCAGCGCGGGCCTGTAATTGCTCACCTGTAAAGAACTCTTTAAAGGATAGCCAAGCGCCTTTAAGAGAGTTGATCATCAAATCCCAATTGGACACGATGTCATTGACAATATTTTGGATGTGGGTGTTAATTTCTGTTCCGCCCACTTTGAGCGAGCCGATCCACTTACCAATCGCCCAACCAAATTGCCCCGCCAAGATGAGCCAACCAGCCCAATTGACCACAGAACCCAATAGGCGAAGTGCGCCCCCAGCAAATACCTTAACTGAACCCAAGTGGCCAGATAGCTTGCCTGCAAATCCTTTTACGCCTGCATTGGCGCGTTCTGCGGATTTTTCAGCTGTTGTGCCGAAGGATGTAAATTCAGATGCGGCTTTTCCGACAGTATCTTTGGTTGCGTTGATTGAGGTTTTGGCCGCCCCTGATGCCGTCCCTAAGTTTTTCATTGAAGAAACAATGTTCCCCAAAGATTTAGGCATCAACCCCAACACACCCAATAACATTCGAATAGGCGAGAGCGTTGCCATAATAGTAACTTTGAGCAGGCCAAACCCTACCGTCATCAAAGAAAGCGTGGCTAGAGTTGGATTGTCCTTACCAAATTCACTGAATGAGCGAATGATGCTTGCAAAGAACTTAGGAACTTCGGCTAACTTAGCAAGAAGAGGCTCAAAGGTGACAGCAAAATCAGCCAAAGAAGCTTTTAGAATGTCCATGTTGGCATTCCAGTTCTCGGTTAGATTTTGCATCGCCTCAAGTTCGCCTTGAGATCCCATTGCTGTTTCAGCTGCGTGGTTTGAACGCTCCACAAAACTGCGGTTCATGGTCAACAACATACCGTCAATGGTTTTGTTGGACATGCCCGACTGTGCAAAGAAACGCTTAAATGCTGCGTTTTCAATGTCATCTTGTGTGCGCTGATCTACCAGCTGACCATTTGCACCGATCATTCGCCCTTCGGCGTTGTAGCTATGCTTAGGCGTATTTGCACCAAAGAACTTCTTGAACTGTGCGTCTTGCATCATGTAATCGAGCAATTGACCACGCAATCCAGCAAAGAACTTGATAGGGTCCTTCGACATTTCCTTGACGTCTTTGAAGCCAGCTGTTTTCACAGCTTTCATCATTGCGCCTTGAATTTCTCGCGAGTTCTGGAATTGTTGCGACGTACCATCGGCGAATGCGTCGTTCATAACGTCCGCACCAAGCAAATTGAGAGCCGCCGTGTTGGTTATTGGCTTGCCTGATGCATAAAGGCTCATCATTTTAAAGATGGTACCAACTGAGGAAACGCCACCACCGCCACCGTTTCCGCCGCCAGCTGTCTTAAACTGCTCCATTACTGCGGCGAGTCTAATCCACCCTTCAGAAGACATGGTTTGGCGCAAATCACCAATATTACGGGCCACCGTCTCAATGTCGGCCATCTTGATTTTGCCGCCTGAAGCAACGGCCATTCTGCGGGCAATATCAAATGACTTATTGACTTCGTTAGGGTCATCCATCACCTGCCTTGCTTCGGCAAAACCATATAGATTTTTTACGACGTCTGAATGTGTGCCGTTTTCATAACCCAAAGAACGCAAAAGATATGCATTTCGAGAAGCGCTCGATATGGTTTTGTCGATCGTTGGCTCTTTGTTGTAGCCAATTGCCGTCAGAGCATCGAGACGGGTTTGCATTGCTGCGGTTCTGGATAAGTATTTTTCAGTACTTGCCAAATCCCATGACTTCTCCTTGAAGCGATTAAACTCTTCAGGAGATAAGTTAAGCATGCGAACGCGATCTTCGACATCTTGATAACTCGCCGCTTCATGTACACCCGCAACGGTTGCCGCGCCAGCTCCAACAGCAGTTACCGCTGCGGCCGCTTCGGCATTCGCGCGGTTGATTTCAGCAGCTTCGCGGCGTCGACGCGCTAGTTCCGCTTGGTGGTTACGCTCCTTTAAGCGTTCAAGCCGATTTAAATCGCGCTCTTCTGCTTTGATCTTTAATTCAGCCGCTCTTTGTTCCTGTTTGGAGTTGGCGATCTGTTGTTTTGATTCACGATCTTTAAGGGCGGCCAATCCACGTTCGGCCTTTTCGACGTCCTTAATAGCACGAATGCGTTCGCGCTCTGTATCATTGCGTTTTTTGGCTAAGTCATTTTGTTCTTTTAAAACATCACGCTCTTGGCGTTCCAGACGCAAGCCATCATCAGTGATTTTGATTGCGTTTTTAAGCTCTTTGTTCCGCTCCCGCAACATGGAAACAGACTGTTCAATTGCGAGCTTGGTTTGGCGAAGGGTTGTTAATTGCTCTTCCGCAGCGTTTGCTTTGCCGGAATGGTTTTTATATGCCGCTAAACCGCGCTCAGTTGTCGCTGTGGCGAATTTATTAGCTTGGCTAGTGGCATTGCGCTTAACAGTCTCTAACTTGCGCTCTAGGGCTTCGTATTGCTTATAAAGCTGCTCGCGAGATTTTAAGGACCGTTGGTTTGCCTGCTCTTCCTCAGCGAGAATGCGGCGACGCTCAAGCCAACGTGTTTTTTCCTTTTCCGCCCCTTCGCCAGCATGTTTGATGCGAGACTTGCCTAGTCGCTCTTCGGTTTTACGAACGCGATCAAGTACGGGGTTTAGACCATCAATGGTATTGCCGTAATGGTCGGTGAGTTCTTTAAGGGAAGTGATGGCGCTTTTTTGCTGAGTAGCCGCACCTGTCAGCTTTTCAAGCTTGCGCGAAAGCAAGTCGACGTTCTTGGTAGTTTCGCCAACTTTCTTTTGAGCATCAGTAAATGTTTTGCTTGTGGTGCCTAGTGTTTTTTCAGCATCGCTAAAACGACGATTAAGCTCGACCATCCCCTGCTTTGTATCAGCAAGTTTTGAATCGAGCTTAGTTGACTGTTTACCGAGGTTGTCTAATTCCTTCTCAAGCGCGATTGCCTTTTTGGTGGCTTGCTCAATTGCGGAATCAAATTGCGATGCATCTAACGTGAGGCTGTTTTTAACTTCGCCGCCGCCGATCATGTGTGTTTAACCATCCTTATGTCATATTTCGGAGCGCTTCGAATCCAGCTTCGTCTCTTTCGGTGTTTAAAATTGGGTTGTTATCTCCCTTGATTACTTCGCCAACTTCCTTTCTAAGAGACTCCATTAGGTTCTCAATGCCCTCTTGAGTTGCGCCCATGCTTCCTGCCAGCGCAATTTTTAAGTGTCGGAGATCTCTTTGAGCCTCGATCCGTTCAACACTGTTGCTAAGCAACCAAAATGTTTTGATTGGCATAGCGAGTAGAGATTGATAGGTTTCTGAGTAAAAATGCATTACGCGACAAAACAGGAATCCAAAATCTAAAGATTCAAGCTTTGGCGCAGAGGCACTTACTTTCCCTCTTTGTCTGCCGCCTCATCAGCCTCTTCAGAGTCATTGTCTTGTCCGCTAACAAACGCAACAATTGCTTGAAGTTGAGGAAGTTGAAGCTTTTCGATTTCCTCAACAGGAACGTCTGGAAGGGCAGAGCTAACAACTTTGATGGCAAATTCAAGTTCACGAAGAGGGTCACGCGAAGCTGCAATTTCACGAGCATCTTTGACGAATTGAGTAAATTCCCCAACGCTCATGATTTTGAGTTCATGTTTTTTGCCAGCGATTTCGATAAATCGATCACTTTTAACTGAGATGTTTTCAATGTTTAATAATTTCATTTTTGCGCGTCTCGAATCTGAGAAAGCCCTGCGAATGACAGGGCTGTTAGGAGGTTGTTAAATCAGTCAGTAATGACTGATTTATAAATTAAGCCTTACCAGCTGCCGGATCACCAATAGAGAACAGTTTGCCGTTCTCGTCTGGATACGCGTTGAACTCAGTGTTAAACAAACGCTCATCTTCCAGCTTGTAGCCGAAATCCAATGCGCCAGCAGTTGCCGCACGTTTAACAACAAAGTCGTCAGATTTGTCGGTATCAGGCTTGCCAATTGGGTGCAATACCAATTCTTTTGCGAAGTCGAGCAAGTTGATACCAACGCCAGTAGGAACATCTACGCGTTTTTTAGCAGGGGTTTGAGCGTCAGTAACCAAAGTGGCACCAGGCATGATTTTTACCAAGTTTTCCAAAGTGGTTTCTGCGAGAGGGGCTTTTACAACTACGGTACGACCGAGAATGTATTCATTGATTGGTGTTTGGCCAAACTGGTCAACTTGAACCTTGTGGGTTTCAGTTGAGACAGTTACGTCAACGCCGCCTTTTGTAAAACCTAAGTCCACTCCATCGAACATGATTTTACAAACACCAAGCTTGACGTTTTTAACATCGCTTGCCATTGTCATCTCCTTTGCAAAGGCATATTCAGTCATCCATGACTGATTTTTGGCAATCTATCATAGAGGGGGTTATTTGTCCAGTTTCTTGATTTCTCTAAGAACTTGTGCGCGAATATCCTTCTGAATCTCTTTGGCGTGGTACATGAGCG